GGCTGTCATGTCGGGCTTGGCCTTTCGTGTTCTGTTTGTTTACTGTATGTCATTTGTTGTTGTGATGTGAACAGTTGTGTGAATGCTCCACCCTCTGGCTTGCCCAACCCAGATCCCTATTGCTTCACTTCATCAGTCTGTTTACTGATCGCCCAGCCGCATTGCCCAAACCATTTCGTCTTGCATGATTCGATGCGCGACCGTCTACCCGCGTTACCGCGTTTCATCCAACCGCCCTGCGACAGGCTTAGGTCATGCGACTAGCCGATTGTTTATGCTCTGGGATTGCTCAAAGTGTAAAGAATGTACTCCATATCAGATGGCTTCCAAACGGCAGCGTGACAGCCAGCCATCTCACAAGCATTCAACCAAATCTTTTGACCCGGGGTCAGTTTCCCTTTTTCTGCCTTTAGTTCAATGACTAATGGCCGACCGCCTTGAAATGGGTGAACCATGAACAGATCGGGAAATCCTGTGTCGCCTTGAACGTGTGTTGCCCATGCGCCGCGCCTGTTCATTGATGGCAAATCGTGATGCACTAGCCAGCCATAACGTTTGGCAATGCTGATCACCATGTCTTTAAAGTCGGTTTCGCTGATCTTGGAATCAAGTTTCATTACAGCGATGCTGTCCAAATCTTGTCTGATAAGTGATTGATGGCCCATCTGATCTTTTGTTTTGTCTCGGTTTGTTCGTTGCGCAAATCAACGTATATCAATTGCAACCGTTCAACCGCTCTAATCATTTCATCCAATGTCATTTGTTGTCTTTCATACAGACGAGCACTGTGGCCCATATTCCGATAATTATTCCTATGATGTTGAATGCAGCAAACTTCATTTCAGTGCTTCGATCACCGCGCTGGCTTCATGTGATTTCAATAGTTCCAGCACCGCTTCATCGCTATTCAACGTGCGTTGGATTAGTTCCAGCAGACGCAGATCGTCTAGCGCTGCATCCTTCGCCAGTTTCTTGATGTAGCCAATCTGTTTAGGTGTCGCAAACGCGCCCTGGGGAATGTGAACAGGTTTGGTTGACCCGATCGGTGAAAGCGTGACCTGACTATCCGATCGGGCCACCTTGGACATCTCCTCACGGGATGGCCTTTTGCCCTGCGTGGCAAACACAAAGTTAGCGCAAGCGCGCCCAATGGCTGATGTTTCGCAATTCTCAACAAACGATGTTGCGTTCACGCCGCGATCTGTTTTTATTTCCTCTGCCCATCCTGTGGCGACTGGGTCTTTGTCGTCTTTGTCTGCGTATAGTTCGGCATAAAACACGCAAGCGTCACCTGTGTAGTTCAACATTTGGGTTCTTACCCGACCGTTTGGGTGTGCTTCCCAAAACCGCGCTAATCGTGATTCAACGGTTTCGTAGTTGCTTAGATCGAATGCCATTAGCAGGCCACCCAAACAATGGCGTTGCGACCGTAACGGGTTTTGCGACGTGCGCCGCTGTCTTTGATGTAGCCGTCTTTGTGTAAGCCGTTGATGCGCGCAGAAACAGATTGTGCAGGTAACAGCAACAGTGTTGAAATTTCGTCTGCTGTCATTCCTTTTGCTTCAGATTTGCCAGCCCATTTGATCCAAAAATGGATTAGTTCACGTTGTTTGCCAGCGTGTGGTTTTGCGCTTTCAGCTGCTTCGCGTGATGTGTCGCCTGCATCGTGTCGCACTGCAACGCTTGGGTGATCTAACGCAATTTTTGTTTTGTGTCCACCTAAACCGATGGTGGATGTAAACATTTCTAGTTGTTCGCTCATGTCGGGATTCTCTTTCATTAGTCGGGTTTAATCTGGCCGCCTAGGCCTTCAATTGCCAAAGTAACACATTCCGCGTAGTCATCTTGACCACTAAGTTGAAAGTCAATCAGCATGTTTCGCAATCCTCGAATCAGGTGATCGTCACGATATTTGCGTGGTGCATGCGTAGGGCGCGCAATCTCATCCAGCATGTTGAACACGGCATGTTGGTATTTCATGCCCCCTGCTTCAAGGATCAATTTGCGTGTTTCCTCGCTGACTTCGCCTTGATTCCATGCAACGCCTTCGCTCATTTTGCTGTTCTCCAGGGCGACCAGCCCGATCGTGTGAAAATTATCAATCCTGCGCGCAAGTTAGTTTGTGGGTCTAACAACATTTTGCATGAGGTGATCAGCCCTGCTTTTTGTAGGTAACTGTTCGCGCCTCGACACCAAAAACCGTTGATCTGCATCAGGCCATATGACCCAGACATTGGATCTTTTGTGTTGTGGGCAATTGCAATTCCGTTGCTTTCGCGTTTGATCACTTTGACCAGTGTTTTGTATTCCTCAACTGGCCAGCCAAGGTTCACGGCCAGCGCTGCAAATTGTTCTGGCGCGGTTGCGTAAGGGTCGATGAACAACGTGCTGGAAGTCGTGGTGGTTGGCTCAATCAAGTATGGGGCTAGTTCAATGGTTCGGCTAGGTTGCCCTGATTCGCTGTTTACAGGCCCTAGGGCGAGGGTAAACCCCCATAGTGCTGTAATCAGGCTTGCGATTATTTTTGGGGCTGTAAATGTCACATTTTCTCCAATTGATACGGAACACCCCAACTGCCTAGGGCGTTCTTGAATGCAAGTTGCGAATGCAACACGCGGCCGTTTTCGGGGTCACGGAAAATCTGAACCATGCACTGTTGCCCGTCATCAAGCGAAGTCAAAAAAACTTCGTAGTGGTAAGTTTTGGCATCCATGGTTTGTGGCCTTTCGTCGGTGCTTCCACCGTAGGCAAACCATCAGGTCATTGCAAGGATTTCGCTTCTTTCCATTGCTGCACAAGGGCTGGAACACGGTCGCCCGTGTAATAGTTGACATGCCAAGGCTCGGAATCCAATTCCCAAGTGAAGCCGTACAGCGCGGCTGTGTCAGCCATAAACGCTAAACGCTCACCTGATGCTTCGCTTACGTCAACAGACAAACCTAGATTGTGATTCGACTTTCCAGGTTGCGCGATTGGTGCTTTGCCTTTTTTCAGATACCAGTTTTTGCCTTGATACACCCGGGGTTTCACGCCTTCAATTGGCACAAGTTGCATACGGTCATTCCATGCGATTGTTTGTGTTGCCAATGAACGGTAGGTGTCAGCTGCGCTTGTTGGTTTGAATGTTTTGATGCCATCGGCAAAGGCTCGATCACGCCATGCCATCCATGCTTGCGCGGCTAATAAATGCAGTTTGCCGTATGGTTTGATTTCGGCCAGCAAGTTGATTGGCATTTCACCTGGCGTTACATGTAGCAACGTGGCAGGCAAAACGATTTTGTGTTTATGCGGTACGGCCACGACCGAACGCCAAATCCTTTGGGTTTACATAGCGCGCAATTACTGGCACAAGGGCGGCCAGCGCTGCTTTGCCTAGGTCGGCTGGGTCGGTGTTGCCTGTGGAATAAACAGCGATAACTGCTGCGACCACTGAACGGCCATAACTGGCCAACATTGCTTTGTCACTCTGCTTCATCGTCTTTGCCTTTCGGTTTGCTCTTTAATCCGTTGGATGCCAGTAAGCCTATTAGACCGCCTGACAATGTCATCAGCATTGGGTTCAGAACAGAAAACGCTTCAGCGTCGTTTGGGGCTTGTTCTAATGGCTGGGTCACAAATAGCAGGCCATAAAGCAGGGTAAAGATTGAACCTACAAACGCGCATGTCAACCCGATTCCAACTACAAGAATTAGTCGGGCTTTAATTTCATCATTGGTGTATCTAGCCACAGCGACCACCCCCAACTTGAATTTCCGTGGTCAATGTGACCGCTTTGTTTTTGGTTCGAATGCAGTTCATACGTTCCCGATCAGTACAGCCAGCGCAACCCCACAAAACGACTGCGATTAACGCGCCGTATCCAATTAGGTAACGCCAACGCATCAATCAATAGGTTCAGGTGGTGGTGGAAGTACACAAGCACCATTCACTACATCACAACCAATAATGCAAGGGTTTTCGGCTGTGTATTCAATCCATTCACCAGGCTGTTCAGCAATCCATGCGGCATCAGCCTCAACCACATTGACCACAATATTATTTTCTACTTGTGCGTATGTTGACATAGTTTTTATACCTCGTAAGTAATGTAGACGTAACCTGAACCGCCTGCCGCGCCATTAGTGCCTGCTGCACCGCCAGCGCCAACTGTGACCGTGATACTTGCGGCAGGTGTTACTGCACCGCCTGCAACAATTTCTGCGCCGTTTTGACCAAAAATGTTAATAACGGAAGTTGAGTTTGCGCTTATTGCACCGTTGCCGCTATTGGCTGCGCCTGCGTTTCTTACAGCCGCTGAGTTAATACAAATTTCCGTCATAGCCGCGCCACCATCGGCCGTAACCGTTCCACCAGCAAAAGCAACCGAAGAGTTACCGCCAGCGCCTGCACTTGTTGAAACTCCACCGCCGCCACCACGAATAGTTGCTACTGCATAAGTTACGCCTGCAGGCACAGTCCAAGTTCCGCTCGTAGTAAATGCTGCAACGTTTGTTGAACTACCCACGTTTGACCATGCGCTTCCCGTATAGACCTGAAGTTTTCCTGTGCTTTCAAGATAACAAAATTGGCCCTGTGCAAGTGTCTTTTCACCTGCACCACCAAAAGCGGCATCTCTGGTTGTGGTTGTTGCAAATACAGGAACTCCAGTGTTTATCTGTGTTACCTGTGCAGCCGTTAAAATTTGTCCAGCGGTAAAAACTGGAACTGCTGTTTGCGCGTTTGCTCCCATAATTGCTCCTTATCCTAAAACATTTAAGGCATCAAGTGTGCCATAGGTGACGTTATCCAATATCAGTTCATACACGATGGTTGTTGGGGCTGTGCTAATCAAAACCCTGTGGCCCGAACTTAAATCTAGGTAATGCTCGATGCCTTCAACGGACAGTTCTTGGGCAAGTTGGGTTGTGCCAGTTCCACTAGGAAACGTTTTTTCAATGGTTACCGTGTTCCCAATTTCAATGATTGCAACCGTGTCGCGTTGGGCTGTTGTTAACGCCATGAATGCTGTTTCAACTGATGTGAATCGCGCTTCAGGATCGCCGTTCAGCAGGTAGGCGGCGGCTGTGTCAATGGATGGTTGTTCGTGTAGCAGACTGTTTGTGATGCTTGACGTTTGAATAAAATAAGTGGCAATAGACGTTGCATCGTCAGCGGTTGCAGTGTTGCCGTTCAATCCAGTGACCACAGATCGGTTGACTACAGCGTCGGCTTCAAACGAAATTCCTAGGCCGAAATAGGGGATGTTTGTTCCGTCATCGTGGAAGTCGGCCACAGGGGCAGAAAGGGTTGAACCTATGCGTTCTTGAAAAGTGAACACGCCTTCACGAGACATGAACACACGACCAAATTCTGCTGTGTCGTTTACCTGCGAAACATAAGACAACACGTTTGTTCCAGCTGCGACCGTGTAATTCGCAGCATGGCCAAGGTTTACTGTGCCTGTTGCAATGTCTCGACTAGCGCCCGTTGGAAAATCCACTTCAGGCAGACTCAAAACGGTTTCTAGTCGTTCGCCTGATGTTTCGGCGGTGACGTTCAATTCGTCTAAATAGGTTTGCGACAGCAAATAGAACTGATCCGCGCAATACACAGTGACCGTGTCCAAACCGCCCAACGCAAAGTTGTAGTCATAATTGATGACGAAACCGCGAAAGAGTAGTTCTGGGTTGTCGGCGTTGTCGTATCGAATCAGTTTGACTTCGCGCATTGGGGCAAGCCCCGGCACGTTTTGGTTGCTGTCATAAAACGGGCTTTGTTCATCAAATGGGTTGAATATGCCTGACACATCAAGGATTTCAAATGACATTGTTCCAGCGCTAAACGTGTCGCCAATGTCGCGACGGCCGCGCTTTACGCTGACAGATTGGGTTGATTCAATTACCGACGCAAACTGTGTTGTTCCATCAAGCACATAATCTGGGCTATCCAATAGGCCTTTGGTTGCGCTGTCTAATGTGAAGCCGTCAAGCACGAACCCTGCGTCAATTTGTAGGTCGTAGTTGCCAGCGTTGACAACTGGAAAGCCAGCCATCAGGCAATGTTCAGGGCAAGCGGCCCTGCACTCCGCGAATAGGCGCGCAACGCATTAACAACAGACTGACCAATTTCGGCACTAGTTGACAAACCGCCAGTGACATTGATGTTCACGTCACCACCGCCGCCAGCGTTCATTTTGGATAATGGAACTACTGCTTCAGGGCCTGCTTCGCCGATCAATGCCAGCGTTGGTTTGTTGACAATTCCACCTTCAGCCATTTTCGGAATGCCGCCTAGTTCGGCAACAATGCGGTTTACGCGCTCGGTGATCACAACATCGATGTTGACGGTGCGCTTTAACTTCGCAGCAATCGCATCCATTTTGGCCATTAGTTTTGGTGTCAGTTTGTCAAGTTCTGTTTGAATACCTGTCACAACCGCAGTTGCGCTGTCAATGCCTGCCTGATACCACTTAGTGGCAGCGTTCAAACCAACCTTGTCGGCAGCGGCATTTGCTGAATCCACAAGCGCGTTTGTTTCATCAATGGCAGCCTGACCCCCAGCGATCAACTGATCCGCAATGGCTGCGCCTGCTTCCGCGCCTGATGCCAAAACTTGTGCCAACGCTTCCTGTGACAGTTCTTTGTCTAACAGGGTTTGGATCTTGGCGGCATAGTCCATGATTCCTTTGACCTGGCTTCGTAGGCCGTCTAGGAATCCTGCGCCTGTTTCTTTTCCTGCTTCTTGTGCGTCAGCAAAACTGAATGCCGATTTGATGCTGTCGGAAACTGACGTGGCAAAGTCCGTGAACGCTGATTTGGCATCGGTTAAAGCGTCATTGGCATCGTCAAGCGCTTCACCTAATTTGTCTTTGAATGCGGCAGCAAACGATTCAACTTCTTTTTTTGCACCGCCAACGGCCTGTTCTTGGTCGCGCAATGTCTTATTAAATATGCCAGCCTCATCAGACAAACGCATTGTTTGTTGTGCGCTTCGACGCAATTCATTATTCCAAGCACCTGTCGCTGGGCCTGCTCCTTCGACTATCTGCCTTAAATAAGTTAATGAGCGCGCCACACCAAGAATTGGCGTAGTCATTCGTGCAAGCGTTTTAGCAAACAAATTAAATTTTGAATCCGCGTCACCTGCTGGCACAGGAATTTTCTTTAATGCGTCAATCAGGAACAAAATGTTTTTTGTTGCACCTTCAGCATTTTTTAGAAATGCGTTACCAATTGCAACTTGTATGTCGTCAAACGTGGCTTTCAATGTGCGTTGGCTGTTTGCCAAGCCATCGCTCGTGCGCATAAAATCGCCCTGTGCGTCACCCGTTTGTTTGTAAATAGCCGACTGCGCAGCCAGCACCTTTTGCTGGGCGGTTAACGCGCCTTTGCCGTCATAAATGCCAAGGGTCATTGCCTCTTGTTTAAGTACCGCGTCATTAAGCAAAACGCCGTATCGACGCAACGGTTCGGATTCACCGCGCAACGCTGCGCCAATGGCCAAGACGGCTTCCTCTGGGCTTGTGTTGTTAAACGATGCTAGGTCGGTTGAAAGAGTGACAAAATCGGTTGTGAACGTGGCTAGGTCATCGCCTGCCAGTCCAGCTGCTTTGCCGAATGTGCCGAAAGCGCCAGCCGCATCAAGGACAGATTGTTTTGATTGGCCAAGATCGCGTGCTGCGTTGTTAGCAAAATCTTTGATTGTCTTTGATGCGCGACCAAATACGACGTTTACTTTGCTTGTTGCTTCTTGAAAATCTGATGCCGCTTTGATTGCTGGGGCAATTACCTGGCTAATAGTTCCAATGGCGGCAGCGGCTGGAAGTACGGCCTTTTGCAACAAGAACATTGCTTTTGAACCTGTGCCTTGAAGCGAAGCAAATTCGGCTTTGGCGGCGTTAATACCTTTCGGATTAAATTCCGAAATGATTGGAATTTTAATTGCCATCAGTTACCAAATTTCTGTTTACGTCGCGCATAACATCGCCGACTAAGTCAATCACAGCGCCTTGAATTTGTATTGCATTTGATTCGTACGCTGGCCACATGGCCCGGGATGCGCCGCCGTATCCCTTGCTCATCAGGTTTTGAACAAACTGGGATGATGCGTTGTTACGGCCTGCAATGTCAAAGATCGAGCCCCAGCCTGTGCGTTGCTGAATCACAAACACAGCGACTTCATCAGTTCTGCCTTTGCGCGTGTTGATCTTGGCGATCACACCTTTTTTGACTAGGCCACCATCCCAGCCGCCTAAACGTGCATGAGGGCGCGCCATGTGCGACAGGGGCGCTTCCGATGGAAATTTGGCTTTCGCCTGGGTGACAACAGGCTTCACAATGTCTTTGTAGCGCTTCGTGTATTCGCGACGCAGTTTCGGGTTGATCTTGTTTAACTCTTTAAGTGCCGACTGTATGCCGTAAACGTTTACTGAAGTTGTAAGGCTCATCGCTGTTTTCCTTTTGACTGGTCATTCAAAACACTAATGACGGTCAGCAGGTCGCGTGTGTCAAATTCTATGTGCGGCGGCCACCACCCTACTGAAACCAGCAATTCTGCTAGTTGTTTTCGGTAAGTTCCCCGCCCGTATGGTTTGGGTTTGTTTGATCCACCGCTTCAATTTCCATGTCTGGGTGATTGTCCAGCCATTGTTTCGCTGTTGGCTCGATCTTTTGTCCGCTTAACTTCAACATGAAGTGCGCCCAAAAAACCATGTCCGTTATGCCGATTCCTCGGCCGTCAGAAACTTTGCGGTTTTCTTG